GATACGACGTTTACAGACATATACGCCTGTGGGCTGCGATAAACAGTCATCGCCTCAGGCGCAACAATAAACGCTGAGTCGTCGATAGTTGTGCTAACCATTTGATGATCTACGTATAGATCGAGGCCGAGCACGTTACCGCGGATACTTGTAGGAGTGGATAGGCCGCCGCTGTTCATAGGAGCTGCAGCGTTGTAAATTGGGCGACCTGTTGAGTCTGTCGCACCCATTAGTAGAGACCACTGTGAGGGACCTGCAACATAGTTACGTGCAAAGTAGCTAGTGTTTTTATAAATATTAGCTGACTCTGTTGATACGTAAGAAATGATACCTGCGCTTGTAGCTGCTACTGCAGTACCTTGTACGCCACCTGCTACTACGTCTGCGATTACTGCAGCATCTGTAGCAAGAGAATAGGCACGCTGTAACTGGTTGGTCAATTCCGCATAAAAGTTTGGATCTGATCTTTCGAGGAGTTCCACGCTCAGCGTATTCATACCGGAGTATTTCTTAACTGTACCTGAGAGGTATTGAGTAACCATACCTGTATTAGCTACAGCTCCAGCCTCAGCCTCAACTGTTACAACTGGTGCTGTACCTGCTTGACCGCCGGCGCTTGTAACAAGTGACGGTACGCTGATAGTCATACCACTTTGTGGCAAAACTCCAGAGCTAAGTGCGTTAATCATAGGTGTATCGAAGTTTGTGTTTGATACAAACTCTGAGAGGTATTGAGTTGGGTTAAATGCAGGGTTTGTAGAAAATGAGTCATCTGCTGCAGTTACCCATAGCTTTGAGTCATCATTACCTAGAGCTGCTTTAATCTTGTGCTCTGTGTATGCAGCCATTGAGTTAATTGGTGTACGTACTCTTTGTGAGTCTAGTACTGACGGGCGAATAATCTTACGAGCGGCCTCGACCTTTTCAGCCTCGACCGGTGTATCTACCGGAGTTTCCTCAGGTGTATTTTCAGGGGCTGTAGTCACAGCATCCTCGCTTTCGGTTTCTGTTTCGGTTTCGATCTCTACGATAGTCGTAGAAATAGTTGTTGTTTTCTCTTTTGTACTTGTAGCTGCCTCGAGAGCTGCTCGAGCTGCTGCAATATCAGTTACGGATGCGCTAGAAAAGGCAGCGCTCTCTACGAGGCTTACCTCTTTGAGGACCGCCGCCGTTACTAACAGGTAATCACCCATTGGCTTAGAGGCTGTTACATCTACCCCTACGGATAAGCCGCTTACTAGGTTTTCCTGAGCTAATACGAGCGCATCCTGTCCCCGGGAACTGCTCGATAACTTAAAGGATCCGTAAACGCCCTCCGGAGCTGTTCCCTCGCTAAATGAAATAGCTCGACCTACCGGCTTATCTTGTTGATGCTGCGATAAAAGTTTAATTTTAGATACGTCCGGAATTGCAATAGAGCCGCGCTCAAACATAACAGGGCCCGCACTTGTATGACCGATCTCGCCGTATGGTGCAACGAGCCCCGATATTACGCGGCGCTCTGTATCGGCTGCTTGTATTTCCTGACTAAACGTTAGTAGCACTTGCATCTCCTAGCGGTGTGAGTTGTTCCATTTGTCGAGCTTGTTGTACGTTAATTAAATCTAGGTTTAACATCTTTTCGATTACGTCTAAACGCTCTCTAGCATCTGCACGTAAAAACGTATCGTCTATTGCAAAACGCACCTGATTTTGTGAGTTTGTAATATCGTTCATACTGAGCCTGTCCTCAATAGCAGAAATATAAGGCTGCAAGGAGTACGCCATAAACTCTTTACGGCCATCTAATATATTTTGATAGGTCATAGAATTATTCATATCACTAGAAATTAACGCGGCCGGCACGTTCATAGATCTGGCGATTTCCGTGGAAAGGTACTGGCTAAAATCTACGTAGCCCATATCTTTAGGAGAAAAGCCAACATTTTCTACTGATAAAGTAGAGGTTAAATACGCAGTACTACGAGATGCGCGTGATGCTTTCCACGCAGCTAATAAACCTTGTACTTGTGCCTCAGGTAAATCTGCACCATTATTTTTTAATACTGTTGTAGCCATTGGAGTTGCAGCGCTAACAGCTGCAGCGCGTTGTACATCGTAAGCCGCTTTAATTGTTGTACCTGCAGTTTGCAATACACCAGGATTTAACGACTGAAAAGTAACGAGTGATCCAATACCGCCCATAGGTACTTTAATACCGTCTACAAAATAATCTTGTACCTCTGTACCAAACTTATCGGTAGTGTAGGTAACGCGATTATTAGCAACCCACTCGAACCCCGACGGCCTTCCATCGTCCGCATACAAAGAAGTACAGCGCCAATAACTGACCCCAAAAAATATGAGGCTATCGACCGTTGCACTTATCGTTACGCTGCGTGGTTGTCTAATATCCGGTTGCTCTAACCAAACAGGAGAGCCTAACTTTTCTCCAGTAGATTTTTTATACAGTGCTAAGTCAATACTCGAAATTACGCCGGCGATTAAATTACGGCAACGTGCAACGCTAGCAACTTGCAAAGCAAAATTACGATCTATACCAACGCCGTTATATCCGTAAGCGGAGTTAGTATTAAATGATCCATAACCGTAAGTAGTGTCCATTACGGCAGGTGCATACTGCGCCTCGATAGCGGGCTTTTCAGCTCTCTTAATGCCAAAGGTTTCTAGTAATCCCATAAGAGGGATTTTCCCAATTAGTCAAGCATTTTGCAGGTTTTCGTGTCCGTGTCTAACTGTAAACTTTAACCTCACCTACGGGCTGATTTAGTATATGAACTACAAAACTTAAACCGATAGCAGCATCTACAGGGCCGGCAGACTTACGCCGGATGATGCGCCAGCTAGCATCCGATACTTTAGCTGCACAATTAGCCATACTTTCGACTAGCTCATTTTGCCCCGAGTGCACGAGGCGTTTATTTACAAGAGCATCGTAGAGATCCCCGCAGGCCTGATAGGCAGTCTGCCCGGATATATCCTGCATCGCTACGCCGGACATCTCAAGGCGTTTAGCTATTGAGGCAGTGGTGTACTTGTCGTAACAAACGGTCCGAGGGTAGTAAATATTTGTCCAGTGTTTAATGCGCTGAGCTACAAAGAGGTCATCTATAGCCACGTCGTTATGAAATACCTCAAGGACTGCCACGCCTATACGACCGTCCGGCAATACTTGGCCCATTACTAAACTTGCATCGCGGCGGCTAGGGCTTACGTCAAAACCAAAGATAGTAAGAGGGCCCGGGTTGAGTTGTAGCGTTTTATCGCCTGCCTCCTCAACGCTCATATAAGGCCACGGGCTCGCAAGACTGCTAACCCACGTACACAATAATTCCGTGCGCGTTGTCTCTATAGATGAGGTAGCTACTGCCTCAGCTAAAGCCTCTAACGTGACCGTATAACCGAGTGCCGGGTTTGCTTGAGCCCACGCTTTAGGATCCGTAATTTTGGCAAAAGGCTCAGCTGAATATTCGTAAAAGCCAAAACTCTCAGGAGGGAAACTTAGAGCTCTTTCGCGTAAGTCATTGAGCACCGTACTAAAAGCATCACCGGCATTAGAGGTTAATAAGGTTTGTGAATTAGGCCGTGCACGAGTTACCGGCATTGCTGCACGATAACCCTCCTCCGAGATTTCGCGGACCTCATCGACGTATAGGAGATCGGCCGTGCGCCCACGGCTACCATCGCGTGTAGCTGCAACAACATCGAGCCGTGCGCCATTACGTAATTCGATACTCTCAGTACCGTTTGCAAACCGTATTTGTTTAGTTTGTTTGCTTAATTCATCCGATGCCTCGATAGCGTAAGCCACCTGCCTAAAGGTATCGAGTGCCATAGATCTATTAGAGCTCATAATAATTACATTTTTAGAGCCAAACAAAAACAGGTGTGAAAGCATCAACATACGCGCAAGATGAGTCTTGCCCTGTTGTCTTGCACATAAAACGAGATTTCGCTTGCGTATCCACATATTGTTTTCATCGACGGTACACATATCGGTTAGTACAAACTCCTGCCACGGCAAAAGGGGCAGCTCTAACGAATTAGCTAAATCTTTTATCTCATTTACTCGAGATGGACCTTTGAGATAAGGCGTGTGTAATCGAGGCTCAGTAGCCCCCATAAGCGGCGTTTTCGTTTTGGTCATATCCCTATCAACTCTGTTTAGTTTGGCCCACACACGGACCGGCGGGGACCGTACTGGACTGTCTCGGGGAGATTTTGCTCCT